TTGCGATCATCATTGTCGTCGGCGTGCCCATCTTTCAATGGATCGGTGGCTACAACCCGATGACGCATCTCTACTAGGTGCCTCCCGCCGCAAGGCGGGAGTTTCTCAACAGTCAAAACAGAAAGGACAGACGTGAAGCTACTGCTTGTAATGGTCGCGCTCGCTGTGATCGCGGTGATCGGCACCGAGCGACTGACGCGCAACTCTGATGTTTTAGAACACGATGTTTATCCGCTGCCCAATGTCAAATTTCAGTCGATGCGCCAACCCACCAACAGGCCACCGCTGCAGATCGCGCCGCATGGGGTGGCACAATGACGAAATTTGAATTCGTCACGTACGTGAGCCTGTTCGCTGCGGCTTTCATGGCGGGCTGGTATTGCCCGCTACCGCGGAGAAAGAAAAAATGAAGTTGCTGGCCATCATGCTGGCGGGCTCGATCGTGTCGTCGGAATTGCCGCCCGGCTGGTTCGACTTAACCCCACTACACCCAGCCCAGCAATGGCGCAGCGATCGCTGGGATTACGTCGCCAAGGAAAAACCGCCATGTATGACCTGCCCGAGCGAAAAAAAGACGTGGCCACCGGCGATCGACACGTACCGGCAGCCGTACCGCAAACGATGACCACGTTTGACCGACCGGTCCAACGGACCTATCTTTCCGACATGAATCAGGACCAGTACCTTACCGCGATCAAGCGGCTGGGCCTCAACAAGCTACAGGCCGCCGAGCTTCTCGGCATCGATCCGCGCACGCAACGCCGCTACACCCGCGGCGATCGCGGCGTGCCGGAGCAGACGGCCCGCTTCCTCAAGTATCTCGTCGACACCGCCGGGACCGACGCGTTCGCCAAGTTGCGCGCGAAGTATGTGAAGTCGTAGTTGACCCATAGGGCCACTGGCCCTATGTCTATCTCTCGTTGACATTAAGTGACAACTCAACTGGGGGATACAATGAAAAAGACCATCATCGCACTCGCCGTGCTGGCGGCTTCCGTCTCGGCAGCATCGGCGCAATACGGCTACCGCAGCAACAGCTACGGCGGCGGCTACGGCATCGGCTCGAATTCGAGCAACCACGCGGTGCAGGGTTATGTGACCCAGCAAGGCACCTACGTGCAGCCGCACTACCAGACCAATCCGAACACCACCACACTCGACAACTACGGCACGCGCGGCAACATCAACCCGTACAACGGACACATCGGCACACGCTCGCCGTATGGTCGGTAAAAGCTGTGGAGGGATTGAGTGAAATATCTACTTGCTATCGCATTGGCACTGCCGCTTGCTGGCTGTCTCTCCACAGAAGAACAACTGCAACAGCTACAGCAGGCGGACGCCGCAGCCTGCCGCGCAATGCCAAATATCCCGCTCGAAACTTGCATGGCGCAACGCATGCAGTACCGGATAGCGGCAGAACAGATGCAACAGGCGCAGCAAGCTGAATTCGGAAGACGGTTGCAAGCCGCCGGTGCGGCGATGCAACAAGCCGGTCAACCACCGGTCACAACGAACTGTCACATGATCGGCGGCATGATGCAGTGCCATACATTTTAAACTCCGTAGACAAAAAAAGAGCCCCGGCACTTGCTGCCGGGGTTTTTTGACATGCCGACGATGTTCGAGTGGAGCTTCCGCAACGCGCTCAAGCGCCTCGCCATCGACGTTCGCTGTCCGACCTGCGGCAAGATTCTCATGCGGCCCGGCAGGGTCGTCGCAGGACACTCACTGGTGCAGGTCGCCGGTCACTGGTTCTGCTCGTTCGAACACGCACGCGCGTTCACCAGTCGGGCCGCGCGCCGCAAGCAACGAAAAGTTCTAAAAAAATAAATATTTGCGATTCGAGTGCTTGTCCCACAGGCGCTTCTGCGATTCGACTCGTTCGCAAACATGCAAGTTGTGCCCGTCGAGCCTGATGTCAAGTCGGCCAAAACGCGCAAATTGTCCTAGAGCCACGCGCGCACATTTCCCAAAATCGCAAAAACCGCGGACCCCTCATGCTAGTGTACTCCGGTCAGATTGACATATACGACATGACGTCGTATAACGGACTGGAGGTACAAAAGAGATGCAATGCAAGATTGATCACAGCGACGACGGGATGATCCCGCGGTTCCTCTGTCGTGTCTGTAGCCCGATCCGCATCGGACATAATCACGGGCCGCGGCTGCAGGCCAACTGGGTCGACCCGGTCGAGCAGCGCCAGCGCGAATTGCGGGCGGCGCAGGCCGAGACTGCCAAGGCACGACGCGAGGTCGCATTGGCCAAGCATCTACAGAAGATCGAGGACGAGCATCCCGGCGAGGAGTGGGACCGCAAGGCCAAGATGTGGAAGCGGACCGACCGATCGATGGCGAAGTATGAAGCCAAGCTGCTCGCCGAGTTCGAGGCGGCAGAGAAGGAGGCCGCCTGATGTTTGAACTGGTGAACGACACCAAGCGCCGACGCGGCCCCTACTGCGGGCCCACGGCGATCGGCCTCCTGACCGGGGTGCCGGTGAGCCGGATCGAAAAGATGATCCGCCGACGGCGTGGCGGCTACCGGGACGTGGACGGCAAGCGCATCCCGGTCCGCGGAACCGGCAACGGCGAAGTGATCGCAGTGCTGGAGGCTCTCGGCTGCAAGGTCGAGAAGGCCAAGGTCACCGCACAGACTTTCGGACGGTTCGTGGATGACGTGCGGCACGCCGGGGCCTTCCTCGTGAACGTGACCGGCCACTACATGGTCTGCGAGGCTGGCATGATGGCCGACACCCGGAACATGACGCCGATCCCGATCGAGCAATACGGCAGAGCGACATGGCGGGTGCAGCGCGCATGGAAGGTGACAGCACCCGAGACCCCGCGCTACACCGTCAATGATCCATTGACACAAGTGCGAGAGAAGAAGCCGAAACCTGACATCAAGGTCGTGCGCTACGAGCGGGCGATCGCCAGCCTCAAGCGCTGGCAGAGCAAGGCCAAGCGGGCCGAGACCGCAGTGCGTCGATACAGAAAGCAGGTCCGGTATTACGAGCGGGCCATGGCGGCAGGAGACAATCAATGACCACGCTCAAGGTTGAGAACCTCACCTACATCGCGACCAAGAAGCCGCCGGGCAAACTCGCCAAGGCGATGGCCGTCATCACCACCATCCACGACGAGTACGCGGTGCAGCCATGGGTCAAGCACAAGGACATCTCCAAGGAGTCCTGCGTGCTGTGCGCCCTCACCGTCCGCGACTTCCTGCACCGCATCGGGTTCAAGGACGCGCGCGTGCGCTCGGTGTGTGCGATCATCAAGGCCAAGCGCGGCGAGGAGGAACTTCATTCGCTCGGCATTGGCACCCCGCACGATCGCCGGGTCTTGCCCGGCAAATGGGCTGGCCACCTCGTGACCACGGTCGACGGTTTTCTGATCGACACCACGCTCGCGCCATGGAAGCGCCCGCAGTGGCCTGACCTGTCAGACATGGTGGTACTGGAAATGTTCGATGAGCCGAATGGCCACCCTCTGCCACCCGGTCAGATGTGGCCGATCGCTGGCGCGCACCTCGATGCCGACGACGGCAGCCTGATCGAGATGGTCTACCTCGATCGCCCGGACAACCAGTCATGGAAGAGCGCCAACCTTGCTGGTGGCGGTGACGTCGACAAGTCACGCCGCCGTGCGGTGGTCGACGCCTTGGTCAAGCGCTTCGGCTCTTGGCGCGGCTCCTGATCCTGCGCCGCGATCATGCTGCCGACCAGCATGGCGAGCGGGATTTGCAGCGCCAGCCAGAGCAATAAAAGCTTCCACCACATGGCTCTTTTCCAAAAGAGCCCCAGCCCGACTCGACATTAGGCGTCGCTTGCCAAAAATGTAAAGTACAATGGAACCGATGTTTCCCAGTCGTCATAACCATACCTCTATTATTTTGGGATCGTCGTCGGCAAAACGCGGGATCATCGTCAGCCCGCGCTCCACGAGTTCCGATCGCAACAGATCGAGCGCGGTCGACGTCAGCACTTCTTCGGTCGGGCGTGAACCTTTTGCGTTGACGACATGACGGCGGGCGACGAATTCGTTGGGGAAATCGGTCGGGTGATCGTAGACCACCCACATGCCGAGCAGTTCTTCAGCCATTTCAGTTCCGACGCTTCTGCGACGACAGATGGAATTGGGCCATGTCGGCGAGTTTGTTGTCGTAACGCGGGTCATCGATCTGCTCAAGGATCGTGAGCAGCCGAGCCCGGCCCCGGGTGTAGATCAGACCGACATCGATTGTCTCTTCCTTATCATTGTTGTTGCCGAAGAACGCCGCGACCGGGATATTGAACAGCTTCGCCATGCCGTCGAGCTTTGACGGCGCTATTCGGTTGGTGCCGTTTTCGTACTTCTGGACCTGCTGGAACGACACGCCGATCGCCTTGCCGACCTGCGTCTGCGATAGCTTGGCCTGCAAACGAAATGCGCGGGCACGCTTCCCGACCTGAGCGTCAGCTTTCGTGGCACGTCCACGCATTTAACCGTGACCATTCACCTTTCGCCGACGCTTGATCTGCTGCTTCTGTTTGGCCGTGCCGTGGCGGAGAATCCATCTAGCCTGTTTCTCGCGTTCGATCTCGACATCGATCACGCGCGCTTCGCGGTAGTCAACGATCAGGTTGCCATCGCGATCGAGCCGGTCGGCGCGCACGATACCGAGCGCGGTCGCGGCAGCACACAGCGTGATGTTGTGCGGCGTGCGGGTTTTCCCCAAGTCCCAGTTTTTGAAAGTCCCCGCCGCCACCCCGCTGATCTCGTGCAGCTTCTGGTAGCCCAGATGTTTGTTGCGGGCATGACTGAGCAGCGCCTCGATCGAGGGATCGCGGTCAATCCAGTTTTTCCCTTGCAGGGGCCGGTAGGTAAATGATCGCGGTGCCATTGCTCTCACTTCTTCTTCTTGGAGCGCATGCTGTCGCGTGCCTTTTTGGTGAGCGCATAACCTTCTGGAACGGATTGCAGCAGACCATCGGTGCGCAGCTTATGCAGGCATGACGAGATCGATTTCGGCGAGCGGCCCTGTTTGGTGAAGGCGTCAGCGAGTGCGGTCGACAGCATCGGACCCTTTTTGTGGATCAGTTCGATGATGGCTTGATCGCCTGAAACCTCGAAACGCCCGGCTGGTTTGCGGTCTGGATTGTGCGCCCGAGCGTCGCCGTTTGGTTTCGGCGATTTCCCTTTCATATCGGCGCGGTAACTGATCACGCCGGGCGTCTTGTTCATCAACAGCATGAAGCGTCCGACTGCAACGTCTTCGACTTCGACAAGAAAAGGCAAAGTTTTCGGCACGAGCCCTCCACAATGTTCCAAGTGAATGTCAAGTCACTAGAGATGGAGCCTATGCACAATCAGAAATTGGTTCAAGACACACTTGACACACCATGACGACAAATAAAGAACACCAGCCGTCGCACTTGTTTCCTTTCGACACAAAAAAAGAACCCCCACGGCCAGTTGCCATGGGGGTTTCGAGAGACGCCTGACGCGGGGAGGACCGCGCGCTCTCAAATGCTGGAGGTAATATTTGGTTGACAGTCTCCGTCGAGGTTTAGCTATCGTCCGCGATGATGATGCCCGCGGCGGCGCTTGTCGGTCGTCCGTCTCCCGTAGACAACCTGCCGCACCTTGACGATCGTGCCTTCCGGCGCGGCCACGATGATGTTGACCATGCTTTCCGGCGGCACCGGCTCTGGCGGCTCCGGCTGCTCTTTGCCGGATGCCCACTCCAGCACCAGTTGTTCAGCATCGCCCTCGTATGAGTTGATGTCGCAGGGCCCGATGCCGTCGATCGCATGCGGGGTCGGTCCGTAGACGCCGTCCGTGAACTGCCACAGAAAATACTTGTCCCAGCCATCGGGCAATTCCGCATTGTTGCCGTACTGGCAAAGCCACAGACGGCGCTTGGTCAGGAATTCATCGCCGTTGGCATTTTCCTTGATGGTGTTGCCACCGTAGAGCACGCATTCGCCCGGGCGGCCAAGTCTGGTCTCGACAGCGTCGATCCATTTTTTTACGTCGGCAAGCGGCATGGTATCGCCGCCGTTGTCCTCCCAGTCGAGACAGAAAAGCTCGTCTGGATCGGGGCAGGCGAAGCGCATGAAGTTATCGATCTGCTTCTGCACGTCACCGGAATCAGCGAAGTGGTACGCGCCCCACTTCAGACCGACATCCTTTGCTGCCCGCTGCTGCGCGACGTAAGTCGGGTCGCTGTAACTGGTGCCTTCGGTCGCCTTGTAAATCACCCCGACGATCCCATCGGCCATCACGGCTTCGTAGTCTTCGGCGGGGTCCCAATGCGAGAGATCGACCACAAGCGGATTGACTGCAACCATCGGCCTCTCCTTTTCGTAGGGGAAAATAACCTCGACCTCATCGTCGGTTTTGATGCCGAGCGCCTCCATCAGACCGGGGCTGATGTCGGCGATGCGGCCAGTGTCGACGTGCGGGCCCCAGTCGGCTGGAGCCGCCTTGAATTCCCGTCCTGTCCTTTTCGAGCGCACCAGCGCCACGTTCTCCAGCAGCATGTCGCGCGGGGTCTCGTCGTAGTCCCAGCGGCAGGCGATATAGAATTCATCCGGGTCGAGCCTGCGCGCGAGCCCGCTGGTGCCGGGCGGCTGCTCGGGCAGAAACAACTCCGGTGCGTCGTCGACCTCGTAAATGAAAGCCAAGCCTTCATCTGGGGCGACGCCTTCATCGTCGGGGCCGCCAAACCATGAGACCTTGCCGGTGAATTTCATTGATGATCACCACGCAGTTGCAGACATTCACGCACCACCTGCAGAATCATCTGGCGCTGCTGCTCGTTGGCGATGGCCACGCGATAGCCGACCCAAGCAGTAAAGCCGATGAAAATCACGTTAAGAACGACGAGCGCCAGCGCCAATGGCGCGCGATCGCCGAGCCGCTTGATCAGCCCATGCGTAACTTCGCGGACCATCACTTGCCTATTTTTTTTAATATCTGCTCTGGTGTTTCCCGTACGCAAAGCCAATGCGAGCCGAAATGAATCCCCGCGCCGACAGTCGCGGCGCATTGACTGCCTTTTTGGTGCGCGGGCCGGATGACCTGTATCGCGTTGCCCTCGACGTAGACCGGCGTCCCGTCGAGCAATGTCAGGATGATGATGGCGAGCAGCATGGTCATCCTCCTCACGACGAATACGGTGCCTTCGGCGGTACGAAGTTGGTCGTCCAGCGGGCGACCCTCGAAAGCCGGAATTCATCGATGTAGCCGTTGAACGGATAATTGCCAGCGTCACCACAGCCGATCTGAAGCGTGCGACCGTAACTCGGGATGGTATAAGCCTGAATGATTTCACCGACACTGACGCCGTTCTTGTAAATGCGCCAGTTGGTGCCGTTGCGCACGATGGCCCAATGCACAAATCCTTCGCCCGCGGGCGCGCTACCATCCGCAGCGTTGACCGCAAACGTCGCCGCGCCGCCATCAACGACTATGAACTGCGGCGTGAAACTGCTGTTGTAGAACAGAAACCGATAATAATTGTTTGCGTCGAATGCGCTCACGCATGCGGAAAGATGGCCGCCTGTCGCATTTGAATAGGCACCGATTGCCGCCCAAAAATCGATGGTGAAATTGCTGCCGCCCAGATTCCAATCAGCGGAACCGGCGACATTAAAACGATCTCCGGCCCCGCCGCTGAAATACATCGCAGCCGAGCCAAATTTGGCAATTGCTTGCGACACCACCGCAGAGCCGCCCGCAGTCACATTGCCCTTGGCACTTAGAGATTGATCGGTAAATGTTGTGGTGCCGTGCGGTGCATCGGCATGCAACAGCAGCTTGGTGTTGCTGTCGTTGCCGCCGATTGCCGGATACTTGTACGGGACTGCTGGCGGCGTGAAGTTGCTGGTCCAGCGTGCAATGCCTTTGCTGATACGCACTTCATCCAGATAGCCGTTCCAGAATTGACCGCCGGTGTATTCCCCAAGCGAGCCAATACCAAGCTTGCTGGCGCTCGAATTGATCGCGCCGCTGATCGCAACGTCGCTGCCTTGCTGCACGCCATCCAGAAATATCTTGAGCGCATTGCCAGCGCGCACGAAAGCCGCATGGTGCCAGCCGAATGCGGCAATCGCAGCACCGCCGGTCACGGTGATGCTGGTCGAGCCTTGATTGACCGTTGCGTAAAGCTGGTCTGTGTTGCTCAAACGCAGCGAGAAACTGTGCGAGGCTGGCGTTGCGGAAGCGTCCAACTGCCCCAGCATGGTGCGGAATGTCCCGGCACCGGCAGCAACATAAAATTGCGAATCGATGGTGAAATCACCACTGCCGAAATTATAGTCCGCATGCGCGGCAAACTGCGCATAATCACCGCTGCCATCAAAAAAGGCCGGAGCAGAAAAAAGGCCGATACCGCTCCCAGCAAGTGTAGCGTTGCCGAAGACAATCGTCGCGCCTTTCGGTGTTTTTAGCGAATAGTCCGACCAAGCTGTGGCCGCTTCCGCACCGATGTCGAGATGCAGCAGCAGCGACGTGAAGTCGTCGACCACAAGCGGATCGGTGACGACTGCAGCGGCTCGATTAAAGACGGGAACGATACCCGGCAGCATCTAGCGCATGTCCGCCGTAAACCAGCACTCGATTTCACCAGCGGATTTTACCGCGTATGAGATGACATCGACGGCGCTGCCTGCGGTCGATAACGTCGGCTTCACGCCGCCGGGAAATTTGTACGACGACCCCCACGACGTAATCGTGCGTCCGCCGGTTGCATCCTGCACCAAATAAATCAGACCTTTCTGCCCGAGCTTGCCAACATTGACAGCGTTGCCCAATGTTCTTCCGGCTGCGCCGAGCGTCCAGATGAAGTCGATCCCGGCATTGAAATTCGGGGTGACGGTCGAACCATCGGCCAGTGTGATCGGTGCAGCCGCGGCCCAGACCTGATCGGTGGTGAGAATCTTGTTGGCGGTGTTCGCCAGATAGTCGGCGGTCGTCGCCAGCGCCGATGTTGCCATCTTGGCAAAGGTGACGACCCCGTCCGCAATGTTGCTGATCGAGATCGTCGCGAGATCGACCCACGTCGCGTTCTTGCGCAGGTAGTTTTTCCCGTCGCTCGCCGCGTCGGCAAAACCGGGCTTGCTGTCAACGTATTGCTTGGTGGCGGCCTGTAGCGCGCTGGTCGGATCGGCTGGCAGAACGATCGGACCGTAGGCTGTAGTGACCTTGCCGGTCGCCGACCAGTTCATCACCTCGTTGTTGGTGACCGACGCCGACAGCACGCCCGCCGCCTTGCGGAAAAAGCCGGTGCCGGTTTCGGCAGCGAAGCTGTGGCTGGGGGCGGCTTGTGTGCCATCCTGTGTCCAGATCGGGACCTGTGGCATCACCCCGAGATTCGAAACAGCGAGTCTTTGCGTGCCGCCGATTGAGACTGAAAGGACCGAGCTAGCTGCCGCGAGGCCAACATTCGCGCCGCTGAAGATTAGCGACGGCGCGGCAGCCGACCCGCCCGGCACCGTCAATGGCCCGGTCATCGTGTCGCCCGCCAACTTCACTCCGGCGGTCCACGCGCTGCTCGCACGCCCGTACAGTTTCCCGTCAGTCGGCGCTTCCGCTAATCCGGCATGGCTGTCGACATATTGTTTGGTCGCTGCCTGCAGTGCGCTCGTCGGATCGGCGGATAGATTGACCGGAAAGCTCGCGTAAATGCCGTTGTCCCTGACCGCTAAAATGTCGAATCCGGTCAGTGCGAAATTGATTCCGCCGTTGACGTTGTCAAAATAAATACCGGTGTTTGGAAAACCGGTAAACTTGAGTGACGGCGCGGTCACGCTGCCGACCGGCAACACCAGCGCGCCGGTCATGGTATCACCGGCGAGCTTTACGCCAGCCGCCCATGCCGCACTGGCCCGGCCATACAATTTGCCATCGGACGGCGCGTCGGCCAGCCCCGCGTGACTGTCAACATATTGCTTGGTGGCGGCTTCGAGTGCATTGGCGGGATCAGCAGGAAGAACGATTGCACCGGTCACGTTCACGGTTCTCACACCGCTGACGTTCGACCAGTTCATCATCTCAACGCCACCAGCGGCCATCGCGATGACGTTTGCCGTCTTGCGATAAAGACCGCTGTTGATTTCACTCTGCCAAGTAACAACGGGGGCACTTGTGGTGCCGTCTAGCGTAAACCGTAGCGCTTGGGACGATTGGTTGCCCGCGAAATTGGTAACTCGAAAACGATCAGACCCGGCGATTGAAAAGCTGATCATGCCAGAGAGCGAGTAGATGCCCGACTGGGTGCCAATGCCGGTGAAAGTAAGACCCGGCGCTGCGGCGCTTCCCGCTGGCAGCGTCAGCGCGCCGGTCATGGTATCACCGGCGAGCTTTACGCCAGCCGCCCATGCGCTATTCAGGCGACCGTAAAGTGTGCCATCGGTCGGCGCTTCGGGAATGCCGCCGGTGCCGCTGATGACGACAACCCACGCCGCGTCTTTGCGCGCGTACTGTTGACCATCAATCGGCGCTTCTGCAATGTCGCCGGGGTCACCCTTCGGACCTTGCGCGCCTGTTGGTCCTTGCGGACCGGTCAACCCAATCGGGCCCTGCGGACCCGGTACTGTGGAATCTGCGCCGGGGAGTCCTTGCGCTCCGGTTGCGCCTTGCGGACCTTGCGCACCGGGATCGCCCTGTGCGCCCATCGGCCCGCGTGGTCCTTCTGGACCTTCTGGCCCCGCCGGACCTTCCGGCCCCGGTACAGTCGATACCGGACCCATCGGGCCCTGCGGACCTGTCGCGCCAGTGGAGCCCGTTGCGCCGGGCGGCCCTTGCAGCCCAATCGGCCCGACTGGTCCCGACGCGCCTGCCGGACCTTGTGGGCCAACCGGACCCATTGGCCCGGTGTCGCCCTTCGCCCCCGTCGCGCCGGTACTTCCGGTTGGGCCGGGTGGCCCAGCGACACCCGCCGGACCTTGTGGACCCGGAGGACCACCCGGTGCGCCCGGTGGCCCCGGCGGTCCTTGCTCGCCGGTTGCGATCGTCTCGATGTCGTCTGGTGCAAGGACGACGATCGTATCGTTGTCGTTGGCCGGTACGATGACGATTCCCGGGTCGGTCGCGACTTCGACCATACTCATCGCGTCGGCCCCGCATTGTTGACGAGCGTGCCGTTCCAGATTTTCGTCTTGAAGCCGCCCTGCGTCATGATCAGCGAGTGGTCGTAGCTGCCCAAGTCAAGCCGCTCCAAGTCTTCCTGTTTGATCAGGATCGTGAAGAACCCATTGGGCGGATCGGTCATGACAATCTCGCCGGTATCGGTGGCAAGTCGCATCAATGCCTCAACATCCTCCGCGTGGCGGCGCAGCATCATTTCGAGCGTGCCGCCGGTCATATTGATCGGCGCACCTGATGACTCGGTCACGTATTGAAACACGCGATAAAAATCGGCGTCGTTTTCAACCGTGATGTTGACGATCGCCGCCATCCGTTCACCGCTTGCTCGGTTTGGTGGTTCTCTGCGTCTTGCTCGATCGCGTAGCCGAGAGCGCGGCGTTAAACGCATCGTCAACCTGCTGCCGCGTCGTGATGGTGCCGCTATCAATGTCCGCGCCGATACTCTGCAGGGTCACAAAACTGGTGTTGACATGCTGCTGCAGCGTATCGCTCATGGCGATGATGCCATCGCTGTTGAGCGGATACATTTTATAGTCCGCAGCGAGCCAAGGCGTCGTCTCACCGGACGGAAAATGGCCCTGATCGACCGCGATACGGACCCCGTTGATCTTGGCCTGCGCACGATCGTCGGTCTTGATCGGGAAGGTCTGCGCATTGGCGGTGACGGTGATGCCACCAACTTCCTTTTCCCAGCGTTTGTTGGCGGCGTAAGCCTTCAGGTTGACGAACATATTGTACGGCGCAATCACCGCCTGCAGCGCCGTATCGGTCTGTTCACCGGCATCATCGCGTGGCCACGGTGTGGCGGCATTCTGGCCGCCAGCAGTCCAGTCGGCGTAGCCCTGATCGTTCTCGTCGACGATGACCTGCCGCGCACTCGAATACACGCGACCATCATCCGCGAGCCAATACCAGTTCGTCGGATCGTACATTGTCCATGTCTCCTTCAGGCAAACTGTCCGCCGGTCGAGGTCGTGCCAGCCGCATCACCGGGAATCGCCGATGGCCCACGCCCCTGCGTGCTGACCACGCCGTTCAAAGTTGCGTTGTATTTGCTGCAACCAGCCGCCGGTGCACCGGTCTGGCTGTTGTAGTAACAGATGTTGGTCGAGTTGCTGTCCGCCCACGCCCACTTCTGGATCGAGTAGGCGGCGCGGAAAACCACATCAGGCGCGTGCATGTCAAGGAACGAGCCGGTGTTTCCAATCGAATGAACTGGCGTGTTGCCTGCAATAAAAATGCGCGGCACCCATGTCAGACCGCTACCGGCAGCCTGATATTCCGAAAGTCCGAAGACACCAATCGAACCGCCGAATGATTGATAGTGTGCGGTGCCGCACGCACCAAATTCCATATCCCATATGTACAAAGTCGAATTGGGAAAAACGCGGATGCCGCAGTCCAGCGTCGCCTGCAGCTTGAGCCCGCGAAACATATAAGTGCCAGCACTCGGTGGAATCCCGAGGGCCGGTTGTTGTGAAAGCGTGGACGTGATGATGACGTTTTGCGGATTAGCCGGGTTTCCAACCAGCGAACACATCCCGGACCCGGTGATGACCCGGCAGTTGGCGAATGTATAGCTCGGATAGTCGGCGATGTGGATAGTGACGGTCCACCCGTTGGTGTTGATCATCTGCATCTGATCGAGGGCTTTTTGAATGGTCTTGAACGCCTTCGCTGGCGTCAGCCCGTCGTTAGAATCCAGCCCGGTATTGCCGTCGACGTAATAGTCACGCGGAGCCAGCAGCGTGCCGCCACCTGCCGAGATCGCACCGACCAACTGGAACGTATTGTGCGGCTGGTCGTAGATCATTTCCGCGTACATGCCAGCCTGCAGTTCGCCCGGCTGCAGCGGGCTCTGGTCTGGATGCACGATCTGTTTGCCACCGAAGGCATTGGCTTGCAGCACGGCAGGCCCGGTGTTGGTGTTGCTAATGCGCACACGAACAACCATGCCATCGGTCAGCACATCCGGGACCGGGGCGAGCGCAATCGAGACCACGTTGGCCGCGCCGCTATCGACCCCAAACACGACGTGTCCTGATTGCACGCCCTTGGCGAGTTGCACGAGATCGGAATCCGCTGGGACGATGCCGGATGCCGTAATGAAATTGACGATCTCGCGCTGTGGATACTCGATCGACGCCGCGGGCGGAATTGATCCCATCTGACCAGTCGATGGATTGCCGTTGATGTAGGGCGCGTTCGGATCGCTCACGCCATACGGCTGTTGGTAGCGCATCGGACAGCCTCGTTTTGTTGGTGGATGTTTATGGTGTCCCGGCCATCGGATCGCCGGGATTGCTCAAGCCGGAATAGTCGAAGATGATTTGCGTGTGCGCGGGTTTCCAACGATTGAGCAGACACTCAAGATCGTCGGCGGTGCCAATGCGCAGATGCGGATCGACGCCGCATTGCCCGGACGCGCAGCGAAACCAGACGAGCTTCGCCTGATCGACGTGGACCGTCCAGTAGAAGCGGTTGGTCGGCGGGCCCAATCCGTAGTACGGCCATTCGGACAACTCGCCATCGGCGACCGGCTCACCGCGCGTGTTGAGGATCGGCTGGCCCCACTCGTTGTACATCGGGGAGCCGTTGCCGTAGACGCGGTTATCGCCGACGCGATCGATACCGACGACGAACGTTCGGTATTCGGTGATGGTGATCGTGTAACCGATCTGCGCCGCGACGTTGATGAAAAACTCGCGCGACTGCCCGCCGAGCATTGTCATGCGCATGATCAGCGCAAGCTGCCGCTCGTCGATCGATTGCGGGGCCTCGTAGCATGGGTCCGGCAAACCCCATGCTCGCTCCCAGTCCGGCAGCAGTTCTATTGTTTCGCGCGGGTCGCTTTCACGCTCCAACAGGTCAGCGGCGCGACCATCGACAAAGCCCCAGTATTGGTTGAGGCCAAAACAGGTGAGAGCCAGTATGCTTTCCGGGTGGCGCGGCCATGCCTGACCATTCGGCAACAGCGAGAGGAAGGCTTGTGCATAGTCATCGCCAGTCCTGCGCACATGCCGGTCACTCATTACTCATCGTCGTCGTACAGAATCGTTTCCAGTACCGCCATGTGTCCCAGTGACGGCATCACGTAGTCATCGGTCGTGACGAGATTAAACGACACCACGCTGGGCGCGCTCATGATCGCGTAGTTGACCCACGATGCATAGATCGTCTGTCCCGGCGCAGCCTTTTCGAACAGCATCTCGCGCACCGACGCTTCAATTTCTGCACGTGTTGCCTCGGTGTCCGGCACAAGGTGCGCAATCGTGATGTCGATAAATTGCTTGATCGGCGCAAGCACGTAGCAATCCTTGACCGTGACCGGACGTTTCAGGTCGATGTAATTGTGAACGGTCTGGATGTCTTCCGGCGTCGGCCAGCCATCATTGTCGGCACGCAGATCGTCCATCAGGAAGCGCACGGTGATCGTGCCGGTGCCCTGCTCAGGCGCAGCCCACGCGCGCGTGACGCCGGGCACGGCTAACGCCCACTGCTCATAATCATATTCCGCGCCACCCATCGGCGGCTGGCGAATGCGGCGCAGGATGCGATCGCGCAATTGCTCGTCGGTCTCGTCATCGGTGCCGCCGCCAAGTGCGCGCACGGTCGCGGTCTGATCGATGCCAGCGATCGGCGTCGTGAACGCCAGATGCGAGCCTTCTGGCAGGTTTCCGGCGCTGCCGGGGTCGAGCGCCCTCACCTGCACGGTTACCGGACCGCTGGTCGAGCTAGTGGCGTCTTCGATGGTCTCATAACTGATCGGACTATCCGATAGACCGGAACTGCCCTGCAACTGGCTGCCGGTCGGGATGACGACGCCAGACACAGTCGCCGTGACATCAACGCTGCCGTGCGCGAGCGTGGCCATCTTGCGACCGGTCGAGCCATCGGCATTGACCAGC